GCATGGCTAGTTGCACCTGCGGTCTTAGAAAATGCTGCAACCATTTCAAACGCATACACCGTGCTTGCAGAAAGTGTTACGCCAACACCCAATATGCTTTGGGCTGTAGTGACATTAGCGCCAACAAGGTCGGCGTTCAAGCGGTACAACTGCAAGCCATTGGTTAACACGCCCGGTACATTCTGCGTAGGCCACCATGTGGTTCCTGTTGCACGGTAGACGTAGGTAACCGAAGTCTTAGCGGGAAGCAGCGTCACAGCGTTGTTGATACTTGCACCGTTACCCGCCATCGTAAGCGCCGTAATCTGCTGGCTGCTGCTGAACGTGATGGTCATGCCGTCCGCAGGCGAGGCGGGCATCGTGATAGTGCCTGTAGCTAACGTGCCAGCAGGGTTAATCACCAGCACTTGAATGCCAGCAGCGAACGTGTAGTTGAACCCGTTGGTCGCAGAGACTGGGGAGGTCGTATTGTCTATGTAGCCGTAGGACTGAAGCAGCCCGTTTGTGCCTGAAAGTACAGCGGTCATGCTGCCACCCCTTTAATCACCGAGAAGTTAATCACCGGCGCGTCGGTTGCAGTGCCGCCTGTGGTGTAGAACGTAATGTTGAAGCTGCCAGCCGCCACGGCGGTCACCAGCAAAACATACAAGTTGGTGCCCGATTTCTGATTGACAACGATATTGTCGGTGGCCGCCACCTGAGAATTTGTAACGGTAAACGTGGCCGCCGTGGCTGAACCCGCCGCCGAAAACATGGTGATTGCGCCAGTAGGCTTGTTTAACACTACGGTTGTGGTGCGTGATGTGAGTTGCGTAACCGCGCCGCCTGCGCCAGTGGCGTAACCAGTTGCGCCGGTAGGAGAAATAACCAAAGCGCCTGCATCGGATAACGCAGTACCCGTGGCCGTAGGTAGTGTCAGCGTGTAACTGCTGCCACTGTTAGGCGCAGCGACGGTGAATACACCGGCCCCCGCTGCATTGCCTTGGATTGCGACTGAACTCATGTGTTCTCCTTAAACAATAGACCAGACAGAGCCGGTCGGCACGGTCACGGTGATGCCGGTGGCAACGGTTACAGGCCCAAATGTGCCTGCGTTGTTGCCGCTAGTGATGCTGTAATCCACGGTCACTGTCTGGCCGTTCTCAATGAAGATTTGGTCAGCACCGCCACCAGTAGCACCACCACCCAACGCGCCCCAGGCTGATGCTCCGTAGCCCTCAAACTTGGATATGGTGGAATTGTAGCGAACCATGCCGGTGACGGCTGTGGGGCGCTGCGCGGTAGAGCCTACGTTCAGCTTGCTGGCACCGGTGCCCGTCAGCGTCATGCTAGTGGCCGACAGCGTGGTGAATGCGCCGGTGTTAGGCGTGGTGCTGCCGATTGGTGGCGGGGATGCAAAGCTGCTCAGGTCAGCGGGCACCGTGATGTTGTCCACCGTGTACAGCAGCACATCCGTAGAGTCCTTGACCACAAACTTGTAGCTGACAGTGCTGAGTAGCCAGATGTTTGCTTGGCCGTAAGAGTCTAGGATGATGGGGTTAGTGTTAACCGTACCAGCCCCAAAGTCCGTGTAAGTGGCAATCGGCGTTGATGTGCCCGCCTGGTAGGTATAAATCTTCCCGCCAACCAGCGGAGCGCCGTCAGTGCCAAAAATCTGCTGCTTGGGGGATGGGGTAAGTTGTGCCATCGTTAACCCTTATCTTGTTTGTTGTCCAGCTTGTCAAAAATCTTATTTAGCATATCTTTAATTTCTTTTGTATCGTCGCGGTAATCCTGCTTGGCAACGTAAACCAATGGTAGCCTACTCAGGTCTGACTTCAATTCCTGAACTGCTGACCACAGTTCGCGGGCGAACCATCCAGCAACAGCCAAAGCCGCGCCAAACAAGATGTTGAGTAGTTGTTGTTCCATTATCGTCCTGCTGCTTGTTGTTGGGCTAGTGCCTCTTGGTTGGCTTGCAGCCACGCATCTAATCCGCTTTGCTGCTGGTTGGCAAGTTGGTTGGCTGCAAGTGTGCCCGTTTTGATACCTTGGTTAGCGCGTAACTGATTGGCTACAGCAGCCGCACCGGCAGGTCTAGATGTCAATGCAGCAGCCGCCAAGCGTTGGCCTGGTGCTGAGTACAGCGTAGGGCCAGCAAGCATTCCTGCGGCAATTGCTGGGTAACCAGCAGCGCCTGCGCCGCCCGATGCAATCAGTGCCGCTAGTGAACGATAAGGTGTGCCAGAGTCCGGCAGCTTGTTACCCAATATTGTTTTTGCTGGTTCAGATAGGTCTTGCATAAGTGCTTGACCTTTTGAAAATTCTGAATGATCCTTGCTTTTATCCATAGTCCGTACTGCGCTTTGCAATTGCGCTGGAGAAAAAATCCCCGCTTCAGCACCTGATAACGCTGCCGCAGCTTCAACTCGTTTAAAGTTAGCGTATCCAGTGTCAATTGCTTTTAGTTCTTTTGCAAACTGAGGATTGTTTCTGGTAACTAATTGACGAACTTGATCTTGCGCTTCTTTCAAGGCGTCACCAATCAATCTTTGATCTGAATCTGTTGATGCCGCAAGGCGACCAATTGTTTCTCTCAAATCACTTTGCACTTGTTTTAGGGTTTGCCCTGTAACAGCGCCTTGCCCTTGAAATTTATTTAGTACGTTGCCGTCTATCCATTTGTTAAAAAAGTCTTTAGAAGCCTGGTTGATTGCTCCATTATCTACCATGTTTCTTAAATTAGAAATTGCAGTTTGAAACGGTGTGTCTTGCAAAACCGTCATTTTGGGAAGCAATGCTCCATATGCATCGTCCAGTTTTTCCGAAGCAAAACGTATGGCATCACGGCCCTTAAAGTCAGCAGGCAATGTTTCGTTAATTGGTGTTAACGCCCTATTGATTGCTGCACGATTTACATTTTCTGCGGCTCTTGCTTGCGCTGACTTGATAAAGTCACCAATCACGGGAATGCTAGTCAATCCTTCTTCTGCGCGTTTAAAGCCACCACCTAAAATCTGACCAACGGTAGGCGTAATGCCTTCAGCCATCAATGCCCTAACGCCAGGGTCAACCATTGGGCTAACAATTGCTGCGGCAGGACGGGTAAGCATATTGATTGAATTAGTGCGCTCACCGCCTCGCACCATTGCGTTAGCAACTGCATTTGACCTAGCGCCCATGTTGGCGGCTCTAAGTACAGCACCACCACCGCCTAACAGCGCAGATACATCGCTAATAGGACGAAATGGGTCTTCCTCCATTGTTTTTTGGAATTCAGCGCCAGAACTGTAAGGTCTAACAAATTCTTGGCCCGCAACGGTTGCCATTGTTTGCGCCCGCTGCAATGCTGCCGGGTTACCTAACGGGTTGTATGGTGATGTCTCAATAGCCGTCAGACCGCGCTGCACCGGTTCTGGCAGCGCCTTGTACACACCGCCCGCCACAATGTCGCCAATGCCTTGCGCGGTCTGCAAAGGGTTTGATACGGCATCCACCAAATTGCCAACCGTGTTTTTATAAAGGCTGGGTAATGCACTTTTTAAAGTTTGCGAAACGTCATAGCGGCCGGTTGGCATTCCTTCAATGGGTGCAGCTTTCCCTCCATCAATAGCCGTCACAGGCTTACCAAAGTCTTGTTGGGCGCGTTGTTGCACCGCATCAGGCGTTAAATCATCAGGCGCGTTTTGATAAACGTGAGTTGTACCGTCTTCAAAAGTGATTGTGATATTGCGTGGCATTACCAGTTACTCACGGTTGCGGGTTTATTAGCTTCTTTAGCTTTAGCGCCTGGTCGCATTGCAGCTTTGACTTCTGGGCCTGACGCAAGAGCAGCATTCATTTCTTGTTGAATAACATTCAAAGCAGCGTTGATTTGCCCTTTGGACATTCCACCATTAAGAATTTCGCGTGCGTGTTCTTTATCAGATACCGTTGGCGCCCCTTTTGGATTGATTGCGCGAGCGTAAGTGTTAACCAATGCGTTCATGGATGCGGCCATTGCTACCACATTTGGATCACCAGACTTTTTAGCTACAAAATTTCCTGCTTCATTAAGAGTTGGGTAATCTGTCGGGTTTACTTTGGCAACGTAAGATTGCAGAGTTGGAATCATGTTTCTTGTTTCAACTGCTGCCATGTTGACATTGGCAATCTGCGTTCCCACAGCTTTAGCGCCAGCAGCATTTCCTGCTTGCTCAACTTTATTGCCTGCCACGGTAGCAGCAGCTTGTGCAGCAGTTTGACCACCGACCATTGACAATTCACTAGCGCGTGAAAGTATTTTTGATCTAGCGGCAGCAGCCATCGGCCCCATTCCAAGCGGAGGAATAGTGCCTGTCTGCATATACGTTTGCGCCATGAAATCAATGGTGTTTGGATCAAAATTACCAGTTTGCATTTCGGCATTAAGTCTTTGTTGGGCAATATTCACCATATTTTGGTGAGCCGCTAAGTTACCTTGAGAAATTCCAAGGTTGGCTTCTCCAAAATTTTTCCCGGTAAGTGGGTTTCCTTTATCATCAATAACAGGCGTAGAAGTTCCATTTTTGGGATTAAATGCTACAAATGTAGTAATTCCTTTATCACCAATGACTTCTTTTATTTGCTCGTCTGGTGTTGCTGTAAACACAACATTACCATTAGGCCCAACAAGATTTCCATTAACAACGTGCATCACCGGCGGTTTAACAAGTTCCTTAAATTGTTCTTCTAATAATTTACGTTGTGCCAACCATCCTTTTGCCTCACCATATTTTCTGTCTCCAGCATTTATTTGAGTCATTAAATTAGCTGATGTTGGCATTGCTGATGGTGCAACTGGTGCAGCTTGCTGTGCAACCATTGCATTAGCAATAGGTGCCGCTACAGCCGTTGGTGCAAGCGCGTTACCTTGAGGTTGTATCGGTTTTGTTTGCTGACCAAAAGACGGAATAGGGTTTACTACTACGTTTGCTTTTGCACTTTGGTAATCTTCTGGGCTAACTTCAACACCATTGACTACATATCGTGCGCGACCAGTGTTATCTTTAGTCACAAACATTTCTGGTGCAGCTTCTGCTTTAGGCACAACAGCAGGCGCAACAACAGGTGCAACAGCAGGCGCTGGCTCACCACCGGATTGGTCTTTCAAAAATTGCGCTTGCTGTTTATATGTCATCACTTTTTGTGATGCATCAAGCAAATGCCCGCCAACAGCTTGAACTTGTGGATTAGGATGCATAAGCATTTGCTGCGCTGCTTCCACAGGGTCTTGAGGCGCTTCTGGATGCTCCGCAGCTTTAGTCATTACGCTAGTAATAAAATCTTGCGCTTGTTTTGCTTGGTCATATGTTAGCTGTGCTGATGCCGCCCTAGTCTGCGCTTCCTGCATCCGATACGGTGCCATTTGCTGATGTTCTTGCATTTGCATCTGTGCAAGCTGGTTCTGCGTGTCGGCAGACGTTAGCTGCGCCAACTGGTTATAGCTGGCAATAGGGTCGCGGAACTGAACCTGTAAAGGCTGCCCGCTGAGTGCTATGCGTGTATCTAAGGGCATGGTGTTCCTTATCCGTAATAGCTAGGCGCAATTGTTGGTGCGCCGATGTAACCGGATGGCGTTGACCCAAATCCTCCAGCGCCACTTTGTCTAATTAAATAACTATTTAATAAATTGTTTTGCTGCTGATTGTTCTGATAACCAAGGTAATTTGACAATCCGCTATTAATGGCGTTGGACGCTCCCATGTAACCCGATGCTCTAGCATTGGCCGCGCCCATGTAACCTTCGGCGGTAGCGTTAGCGCCTTGCATTCCGTAGTTGCCTATGTTGGATGCATTGATTTGACCCGCAGCGCCAATAGTGTTAGCAGTCGTTTGGCCCATGCCAGTTAACGATTGCAGAGGGTTTAATGTTGCTGCACGCTCTGTTTGGTAACGATTAAAAGCATTGGTGTACTCTTGCGAACCCATGTCCTGGCCGTAACGGGTAGCAGCTTTCAATGCACTACCAGAAATCAGTCCACCGCGTGCAGCCGCAGACCGATCCAATGCCTTTTGGCCTTCCGACAATCGAAAAGCATATCCTGGGTCAGCTTGAAATTGCTGTTGACTAAACGGGGTGTAGTTGGATGCTTGCACCAAAGCGGGCAATGCGTTGACACCAGCTTGGTAGAACGGCTGCTGACGCTGGACGTTTTCCTCGTATTGCTTTTGCTGCAAGTCGGCTGCATAGCGAGAAGCGGAAGATTGCGCTTCGGCGGCTTGTCGTGCAGCGTCGGATTGGCCTTGCGCCGCTTTATTGGCAGAATAACCACTTATAACGGCGCTACCTACAATGGCTGTTGCTACTGCTGACATATTGCTTCCTTAAATTCAACGCCAGACAATGCAAGCGCCTGACGGTAATCAATTGTGACCTCGGTTCCCATGCTGCCACCTTTGCAACCTTCTATGTCAACCAACGCAACCAAATCAATATCACCATTTGCCAGTAAAACCATCTTGGCATTCGGGTGCGCTGAGTGATTTGTGTAACGTCCTGCTTGAGAACGCTTGCCATTTATTCTAGCAGGGCACACTATTTGACCGGCCTTAACCGGCGCGGTTATAAATAGTCCCTTACCCTCAATTGGTGAGATGGCAACCCTTGTTAGTGAACTGTTAACCCAAGCAAAATCTGATTCGTTTTCAGATTGTTGGCGGGCGACTTCATGCGAAATTCCGCAATCAGCAATCAATTTCAGATAGTCTTCACGGTCAAACAACCGAGAAACGCTTTCTACTGCAAACTTGCTTGCTTGGTCATCGTGCCAATCCCCTGTCTTTTCAACAAATAGCGCCTCTACAGCATCGGCATTTTTAAGGTCTGTCGAATAGATGTTTTGCCAAACCATATCTTCCATGACGTAGCCAATCTTTCGGCCAGCCTTACCCGTAAAGATGACGGGTGCAGACAATATTTGCGTGCTTCCGTCATCGTTGGCAATCATCACCTTACCGCGCAACATTACATTGAGATGCTCAAACCGCTGTTTGTGGCCGATTGCCAAAGTACCGGCAGGCATAAACACCTCGCGGATGCAGACACCAGGGCCAAAATGATGCACAACAGAGCACTCTGCTTGCGGCATTTGCATCAAGGTTTTCTCTGGCTGATCTAACGCAAGCAATTCACGCAACGCCATTGCGCCGATGTTTTCTTGTGCCGCTAAATCACTCACGACACTTCCCTCCCGCTGACGCGCATATTGATGGCGCTGGCCGCGCTGGCAATTGTGGAGATAAACCCGCCAGTTGGCAAGATGTGCCCCACCAACTCTGGAAAGATGTAAGTTTCGCCTGCCGTCAGCGACTTGGCTTTAACAATTAGGTTGCTGTCGGATGGCGTGTAGGTCTGGGTGACCAGGTTGACGCTGATGGTTGCCGTGGATGCGCTAATGTTGGTGGCCGTGAACTTGTCAATGATAGTCGTGACATTGCTGGCCGTGTATTGCGTTGTCTGCGTGTCCGCAACAAACTTGGCTGGCACTAGATTTTTGGCGGTGACGGTCATACGACAACCCAGGTTGAGCCAGACTGTACAGTTACCGTGATGCCGGTATTGACCGATACAGGGCCAGCGGACAGGCCATTGTAGCTTGATGGGATGGAATAGCTAGTGGCAATTGCCGTGGCGTTGATGGTGATGCCGTTAGAAGATGAATTCACCACATTGGTCAGCGTCCCCGATGTTGGGTTGTAATTTTCCGCAAGCTGGGATAAATTCCGTGGGATGCTCATGGTGTCACCTCTGTCCAGGACAATGTTTCCTCGTCCCAATCATACATTTTGCCGTCTGTAGGCATAGGCGTTGGCGGCTGCCATAGGCAAGTGTTTTCGTTCAACGTCCAGCTATTGTACGGCTTTGGCGGTATAAACGCATCCCTTTGGGCATCGTAGGTGTAACCGATGCCAGCGTAGTTTTTGCGGAATGGCGTGCCACCAAATTGATGAACCCCGCCGCGAGTGTTGTAACTAGTTTTCCGATACACATCCCCTGTACGGGCGATTAGTTCATTTTCATCATCCTCGTCTCGGCCCACCGTGACAAAGATGACAATGTTATTTTTATCAAGTTTGGCAAAATGGCTCATGTAAATGTCACCGTTTCACTTGTTGTAGATGTAGCTGTTACCTTGTAAATTTTGTAGCCAGTTACAGTTGTAGGAGTTTGAGTGACACCACCAGAAAATGTTGCTGTATATGTATCAGGTATTTTGATAATTACTACGCCAGAACCCCCAGCAGCGCCAGACCTGTCGCGGTCTCCACCACCTCCCCCGCCTGTATTTGCCGTTCCTGCTACTGCTGCACTGCCACGGCCACCAGCACCGCCACCACCAGCACCGCCAGAACCTGGTGTTACATTTCCAGTCCCGCCGCCGCCACCAGCATAAGTAACACTGGTTCCTGTTATGGATGAAGCTGTGCCAGCACCGCCAGTACCGCCTGTTCCAGAACCGCCTGTGCCGCCTACGGCGTTTGCGCCGCCACCACCGCCAGAATCAAAAGAACCTGATGCCCCTGCACCTCCATTATTTCCTTGTCCTGAAGTTCCAGCGCCACCTGCTGATGGATTTGCGCTATTTCCCCCGCCACCGCCAGAACCGCCTGCTTTTCCTTGACCATAAGAAGCTGTAGTTGCTCCAAAAGAGCCGCCACCACCGCCACCTGTAGATGTTATTGATGAAAAAACAGACGCGCTGGCGCTTGTTCCAGAATTATCCCCCGAACCTGTATAAGTTCCTCCAGCGCCACCAGCGCCAACAGTTACTGTATATGCAATAGATAAACCAACTGTAAAACTAGACGCGGTTCTATATCCACCAGCACCACCACCACCGCCTTGCCAGCCGCCGCCGCCACCACCACCAGCAACAACTAAATACTCAGCCAAAAAACTTCCCGCTACAGGCCACGCGCCTGCTTGTTTCCCCTGCATTTGCTCTGTTTGCGTCCATATACCAGACGCCGCAGAACTGCTGGTAGTAGCAGCCGTAGCAGACCGAATGGAACCCTTAAAACGGTTCATTAGCTGATAGCCTCATAGGTGGCGACCATCTCAATGGCGCTTGATGTGCCTGCGGTCACCACAATGGATTGCGCTTCGCCGACATAGATAGACGTGCTTTTGTCTACCACCATCAAGGATGAATTCCCAGGAACGCTAATCTGGTACGCAAGCCGGTACGCCGTGCCACCGCCGCCTGTTGCGCTGTTGATGGACACCGTGATAGTCGCGGTAGTTCCTGTGACGTTGGTTGCCATGATTGTGCCGACCTTGTTGACCGTGCCGGTGGCAGGCGTAAGCCCCGTCCAAGTGGTAGCCGATGTGCCAGTTGGAATTAGATACGCCGTGTTGCCATAAATGGCCGTGACGTTGACGATATTCGGGTTTGCCATGTTCTATCCTCAGAATCCAAAAATCATCGCCATTGCAATGCTCTTGCCGGTTGTAACGCCTGTCACCGACGTGGTGATGACCAAAGCCTCAACAATGTCGCCAACAGAGCAAGCCACGCCCAGCGTGAAATCTGTCCCACTGGTGGCCGTGTAGTCCGATGTAGCCAACAGCACGCCGTTGACGTAAACCTGCAAATAGCCCACCGCGTAGGTGACGGTAAACACTGTTTGGCTGGCTGTAGCGGTAAACGATGTGCGAGTGTAGGCGCTTGCGCCTCCGCTACCGCTGGCGTTGATGGTGACCACGCCTGTGCCGCCAACAGGCGAGATGGTGACGTTAGTGCCCGCCACAATCTGTGACACGCCGCCAGTGGCCGCAGCCCAGGATGCTGTAGTGCCGTTGGATGTCAAAACGTAGGTACTAGCACCAATACCCAATCGAGTGGCGCTGTTTGTGCCGTTTCCAAGAATTAGGTCGCCAGTCGTTGTGATAGGCGATAAGGCATTAAATCCAGCCGATGCCGTAGTCTGACCAGTGCCGCCGTTGATGATGGCAACAGTGCCCGTTACGTTGGCGGCAGTGCCCGTGGTGTTTTGATTAAACGTCGGCCAGGTAAACGTGCCGGTGCTGAAATTGCCGCTGATAGGTGTGCCAAGCGTTGGGGTGACAAACACCGGCGAAGTCGCCAAAGCAATTACCGAACCGCTGCCGCTAGTGGTGTACGAAGTGCCCCAAGCGGTGCCCGTGGAATTGGGAATTCCTGCGCCTGGATACACCATTGGCGAAGAATTGTTGATGGTGATGGCCGCAGAACCATTGTAAGTTGTGCCCGCGCTAAACGATATGCCAGTGCCCGATGTCAGCGCGTTGGCAACAGAGCCAGCAGAACCCGTGGTGTTTTGGTTCAGCGTAGGCACATCAACGGCTTGTATCGTGTTCATCACAACGTTTGTGCCATTGCCCCGCAAGTACGATCCGCTAGTGACCGCGCCAGCAAAAGCGTTCATTGCCAATTGCGCGGTAGTCTGGCCCGAGCCGCCATTGGCAATAGCCACCGTGCCGGTCACATTGGCTGCATTGCCTGAGATATTGCCGCTGACCGCGCTGCCCGAGATGGCAATTGACGTGTTGGTGACGCTGGTGACTTGGCCTTGCGCGTTGGTGACAAACACGGGAACTGCGTTGGCCGAACCGTAAGTGCCTGCTGTGCCAATGTTGGTAATAGAAAACTGGTTGGTGGATAGGGTTAACCCTGTTCCAGCGGTGTAAGTTTGCACAGCAGCAAATTGCGTAAAAACCAGCGCGGTCGTGCCCACCGTGATAGGTAGCGCAGTTTGTTGCACCCAAGACGTATTAGCATTGACCGTACCGGCCAACACCAGCATCAAATCACCTTGGTCAATCTCGTTGGTGCCTGATCCGCTGGTGTCGTAATCTGTAGCACGGGTCAGAATGTAAGGTAGAAGTACAGTACCAGCTTGCGTAAGCGTATATATGCCATTGTTTGCGCCTGTTGCTTCATTCTTAATCAGAATGCGTTTGCCTACATCGGTTGACAAAAGAACGTAGCTGTCAACAGTCAACGTGCCGTTGCTGCTAGCCGTCAGGGTTGCGCCTACGCCGCTTGATCCATTGTTGTAAGTATTAGCGGGTGACAGCGCTGCGGTAGTAGCGTAGTTACAAGCCGCGTGGAAGTTGATGCCAGTAGCAATGCTGTCGGCATAAGACTTGTTGACAATATCCGTGCTGGCGCTTGGCGCAGTTGAGATAGTTCCGGTGGTCAACGTGATTGATGTAATGTCGGTGTTTGCGCCACTAGCCGCTGCGCCCAGACTTGTGCGGGCCGCGCTTGCCATAGTTGCGTTTGTGCCACCGTTAGCCACAGCCACTACGCCAGTGACGTTGGCCGCTGTGCCGGTAGTGTTTTGGTTAAGCGTAGGCACATCAGCGGCCACAATGGCAGCCAGGGTGGCATTTGTGCCGTCAGAGCGTAGGTAGCGTCCCGATGTTTGCGTGCCGGTTAGGGCGGTAATGGCTGCTGCGGCTGTCGTTTGACCTGTGCCGCCGTTAACAATCGGTAAGGCGGTGCCTGAGTAGCTGATTGCCAGCGTTCCGCTGGTGGTGATGGGGCTACCGGCAACCGATAAGAAAGCTGGGACAGTGGCCGCAACGCTGGTAACCGTGCCGGTTGCAGAACTTGAGTTAATCGTTTGATTAGGCCAAGTTCCGGTGATGGTGACGTTGGTTCCGGCCACCAAGGCAGGCGTTGCTGTGCCAGTGCCACCAGATGCCACTGCAAGCGTGCCGCCCAAGGTCACGGCACCCGTGGTAGCCGTGGCGGGTGTAAAGCCCGTAGAGCCGCCGCTAAATGAATTAACGCCCGACGTGGATAGGACAACATATTTGACGTTGCCCGAGTTATCCACAACCTGCCAGGCGCTACCGTGGGTGTATGTCAGCTTTTCGCCTACCAGCAGGGTAACCGTGCTGATTAGGTACGGCGTAGACGTATCCAGCAATTTCACGGTCACCACTTGAGACACCGTATCGGTGTTTAAGATGGTCACCATGTCAATGTCGCGGATGGTTGACGCGGCAGGCGCGGAGCAGATAATGACCGCTGTAGTGCCGTTGGAATTGGTGAGTTTTGTGCCGCCCAAATAGGTTGTGGCGGTCTGGTCAGAATAGGACACGACAGCCTGCAAAGGCGCGGTGGCTTGTGCCCCGCCCAAATACAGCGCAAGTGACCGATTTACGGTGTCGAGTCTAATCATAATTTACCCATGTGCTGCCGCAAAGGCATAAATGGCTGGCCCGCCTGTGCCGCTGCCCGCCGCCCATGTCGCCGTAGTTCCGTCAGATGTCAGGACAAGACCTGCCGAACCAATGCCCAGCCGGGTCGCGCTGTTAGCGCCATTGCCAACAATTAAATCGCCGGTGGTTGTGATGGGCGATAAAGCATTGAATGCGGCCGTGGCTGTGGTGGCACCTGTACCGCCGCTAGGAATGCCTAAAGTGCCGCCAAGGGTAATAGTGCCACTTGACGTTATTGGGCCCCCTGTGGCCGTTAAACCAGTGGAACCGCCCGATACGTTGACCGACGTGACTGAACCCAGGCTTTGCGAGGCAGGTGGAACAAGCTGCAAGTCATCCAAAGAAGTCTGGTTGTTGCCGCCGCCTGTCAGTGCAAACAAGTTTAAAAAAAACCGATACCACTCACGCGACATCAATCCCGTGCGTTGGTCAATAAAATCAACCCTTGAACTAGGGATGCTGGTTATGTTGAGTTGATTAGGCATTTGTCGGACTCAAAATCAATTCAGCGCCCATAATGGCAACTTTGACAGGATCGGTGCCAGACACTTCGTAAACCCTGTCGCGCAGCTTAAGCGTCATGCCCAGCCGCCGCCAAAAAACGCGCTGGTAATACGCGCCAATTTTACCCATTGGCGACCAGTGTTCGTTACTCCAAGTGTGGCCGCCGTCATCCGACCAGCGCAGCATAGCCTGCGGGTCGGAGCCTTGTCCGTCATTCAATCCAACGCCTGACTCACAATTGAGTTGCAATGTGTGGTGCGCGGTGCGTTTAAGATTGTTTTGCCCGCTAGGCAACGCACGCCAAGAGCGCAACCATTTCTGAGTGTCGCCGTTGTCTGAATAGACATCTAAACTCATTTTGTAGATGTTGCCATTCTCAAAATCGCCGACAACGGTATTACCAAGGAAATTGCATTGGCAGTTGCTGCGGTGGCGGGTGAATGCGCCTTTAAGCCACCCAGCACGCTCATGCCAGGCTTGCGTGGAGACATCGTAAACCCAAGTGGCATTGCCCGTAGGAAATGTCAGCACATAGAAAGCGTGACCTTCTTGCTGGTAGGTGTACGCAATAGCGTCAGAAATGTCGCTGTATTGAGCAATTGCGTACTCAATAGCATGGGTGGATACCCGTTGGCCGGTGTAGCCGTTGGCGCGGTAGACAATTCCCTGACCGCGTGCATCCGTGCCCAGCCAGAACAAGCCGTTGTCCAGTTTGGCAATTGAGAATGCCGCAACGCAACCAATCTCGTTGAAAGCGCCTTGGATGCGGGTCAGAGGAAAATCAGCTAATCCAGCGTCGTACCAGACTTCTACTGAGTCAGTTCCAAACAACCAGGCTTCGCGGTGGTCAACAATAATTCCGACCAGCCCGTCGGGTGAACCCTCGGCGCTGGCAAAATCTAGCGGGTTAACCGATAGGCCATCCAATAAAGCTGTCACCCATACGCGCTGGGAATCTGGCTCGTTGAATACAAAATAGCCGTCTAGGTATCCAACCGTCACCGCGCCTGGAAAATCAGGGTCGGTGATTTGCTGGAATACGTTGGTGACCTCGTTGTAAATGTAGCTGTCGGGGTTGCAAGCAAAAAATAGCTGCGTCCCGTTGTCCGCAATGGACACCGGCCCCGTGCCTGACACTGTGCCCAATAAGACCGGATCGCCGGTCAGGGTGGACATTTTGTAAACGCTGTTTCCCGACACAACGTAGAAATCGCTGCCGTTGGTTTGGTGCGCCCACAAACCGCGAATTGGGCCTGTGCCCACAGACTGTAGATATTCCAATCCAGGGGCGCGGTTGAGGAAAGCGGCAGTCTGCCCGTTGTCCGGTGTCATCTCCGGAAACAGGTTGACCATCCGATTGTCCGCAGCGTTGATACTGCGGGCGACGTAGGACGCGCCGAGTATCGGTGTTTGCATTAGTAGTTTCCTGCGTAGATGTTAAACCGCTGGCGGTTTGCCACAATTGCGTAGGGCATCGACATCACATCGTCAGGGTTGTTGATGCGCTTGAGATTGCGCTTGCTGGTCATTGCAATGCGTTGCACTTGCGGGCTAGGCTCAACGCCAAACTCAGGGGCAAATTCCATTGCCAAATTGTAGGTAAACGCACGCAGATAGCCTGGTGGAAACAAAATGTCGGTGGTAAGCGTAGCTGGCCGGTCAAGTTCCTGCACGCTGATAAAGTGCCATTCCAAATCCCGCGTGGGTTTTGGATAAATGGTCAGCGTAATGTCAGGAAAGCCCATATTCACCCAGCAAACCTGTGGGTAAGTAGACGTTACGGTCTTAACGGCAATCCCGTCGTATTGTTGCTGGTTGATGAACTTAATGCCAAAACTAACATTTGTGCCAGGGTCGCGGTAATAGGTAGCGTCATCCATTTGAATGGGACGCAAACCAACAAAATCGCCCGTAGGGCCAAGATCACGGGAAATGTACCCAGCAGGCCAAGTAAACACTTGGTCTTGAGTGACAAAAGTGGAAAGTCGTTCAGTGTTCCATGAATCAATCATCTGATTCAGCGCCATCAGCGCGTCTTGAGACACCGACGCGGATGGAGTCTCGCCTTCAGCAAGAACGCCAAGCAACCGCAATGAACGATTGATTTGGTCGCCTGCGGTGTAGGTTGCCATAGCTAGACCCCTTCTAGTTCAACTTTTCTACGCCGCTTTACTTCCAGGACGTTCACGGGAGCCGCCAATTCAAAATTTGGCGTGTCCAAAGTATATCTCACCCAACCGTTTTTCTCGTCGGCAATTGCTTCAAGTTCCATAACCGCCACTTTAGCGCCGTGGATGGGATGCTTTAAGTATATGACCATAGGTTAGAAAGGGGGCTTTTGGCCCCCTCCTTTTAAACGCCGTGGATGATGGCGAAATTGATAATGACAGCTTCAGAATATGAAGTAGCCGCAGTCAAATTTCGCAACGTGATTAACGCAGAACCAGCAGCAAGATAGGAAACGTAAGTGGTGTAAGCACCAGCCGCGCTACCAGTCGTATTGCTAGATACGCACACAATCATTGTGTCATTTGCCGAAATCAAGTTGTTGGTCAAAATGAAAGATACGGCGGTGGATCCGGCCAACGCTGCGGCGTTCATGGTGATGCGGCCAGCAGACTTGTTCAGAGTTACCCCTGTGCCTTTGTCTGTCAACTGCGTCACAGCGCCTTGGGCTGCTGCGCTGTAGCCAATTTCTTGACTAGCGTAGCAAGTAGTAAATTCAGGGTCGCTATACGCAACGCCTACTGCTTGGGTGTTTGATGCCATGATGTTTCCTTAAAAAACAGGGGCCAAAGCCCCCGTTAGGTTTAGGCAATACGGTAAAAAGTCCAAGCACTGTCGCCCGTTTTGCGGGCACGCCATGCAGCGGAAGTCAAAGTAGCCGAGGTAACAGTACCCACCAAAGTCCAGCCGGTTCCGACTGCAATGGTAAGAGTGCCAGCACCCGAATTGATGAAATTGACATCAAACGAACTGTTATTTTTGGCGCTGGAAACCAGTGCCTCCGTATCAGCCACCGTGGGCAACGTCAGCGAAGCTGTTGCACCGGTGTAAATGATGATGCCGTTAGTCAACTCAGCAGCGGTCAGAGTAGCAGCCGCCGCCTTGGAAATGGGAGCCGCTTGAACGCCAATATTAACTTCAGTCAGATTGCCGTCACCAATTTGGTAACCGCCTGCGCCATTAGGAATAGCCATGATAATTTTCCTTTACAAAAAGTTGATTAGCCCCACAGACGGCAAGCCATCTGAGGACGAATGGTGCTGAAGCCATACAGTACGTCAATACGGCAAGGCATACGGTCGTTGTTGATGTCGTACTGACGAACAACGCGCAAGCTGATACCGTTGTGGACGGAACGTGCAGCCATGTCAACGCCCTGGGGCAGCAACAGGTCAGCGGTAGCAAAAGTGATTGCATCCTTGTGGTAGATTAAGTTTTGTGGATACTGGGTGCTTGCAGTGCCGATAAACACAACGGCTTTGCTGTTAGCAGGCAAAGTCAGCATGGTCGCCAGTGCGCTAGAAGCCGAGTACATAGGAGCCACGGTCACAGTAGCGGTGGTGGTGCTAGTTGAAGATGCCAAAACCACAAACTGGAACAACGAACCAGTAGATTCACGGGTTTGTGGGTTCACAGCGTAGCAATCAGCAATCGTAAACACGTCACCAACTGCAAGCAGTTCGCCAGAGCCAACGGTCAGGGTCAGGGTAGACGAACCTTCGGAAGTCACAGCAACGCCGGTAGTGTTACCGGTAGCAGCGCGAGTGCCGGTGGTGTGTTGCTTGATGGACTGAGACATATTGATCTCGTCATAGCCCAACACGCCAGTACCCATCATGCCGTTCTTAAACTGCTTGCTGATAGTGTCGGTGGGGTTAAACAAGCCCTTCATGCCTTCAACCAGGCCAGCGTTGGCAGCGGGGTTAACCGTTGCGTAGCGGGGCGACATCACAGCAGCAGACTCATTCAGCTTTTGCTGGGCTTGCAACAGCACCAATGAAGTGGACGGGGTAGTGCCAGGAGTGCCAACCGATTGGCCGATAGTCTTGTAAGCGTTGGCAACGTCAGCATCAATGCTGGAGGCCAACTGAGAAATACGCGGCTTCAGAACACGCTCTGCGAAATCATCCAATTGCATAGTCAATTCAGCAGAAGTGAAGTTCACGCCGATGTGCTTTTGGCTGGCAACGGACAGAGTGGTGTACTGCTCGTTATCGTCTTGCACTTGCAGCGCAGCGCCGTCGGTGACCAAAGCGCGGTCAGGCAGGCGAATACGCAGGGTAGAACCGATCTTCGCACCTTCAACAGCAAAGCTGTCGTCGTACTGGCGGTTTACGTTACGGGTGAGTACCAGGTTGTTCTCAAGGATTTCGAGAGCCTTCCGAGTAATCATGTCAATCGTTAGGATGCTATTAGACATGGAAAAAAGTCCTTTAAAAAAAATTAGCGGTTAGCCTGCGCCTGCCACTTCTTCATCTGTCGTGCCCGTTCGGCTTCAATCCACTGCGAATCCGTCATGGTCTTGATAGACCGTGGATCCGTAGTGTCATAGGCCGGTGATCCAGTGGATCGGGCAGAGACAGGCGAAATAGGTGCTGGCGCTGACGATGTACGTTTCACGGGCGGGTTTGATGCTAATTTAGCCTCAATCCGTCCAATCTCTTTAGCCTGGCCGAGTGGCGAAAGTTTGGAAATGCGTTCCGCTTCTTTGGGGTTTGTGCCGAGGTGGTAAGCCAACTCAGGCCCAATATCCGAGGATTGGATTGCTTCTGCCATCACGTTAGTAATTGGAAGTTTGGGGTTGTACGCGACCTGTTCAAAGTCTTCGTATTTACTCCGCGCTTCTTCTTCTTTCTCGTGATAGCTTTCAAGAACTTGCGACTGTTGCTTTGCCGCCTCACGCTGTGCAATCAACTGCTCGGCCTTTTGATAGGCCAGTGCATCGGCGTAAGCCTCTGCACTTTCAAATTGATCGACAGACTGAGTCGGCGCTGCTCTTAACGTCTGCGTTTCCGCAGCGCGTTGCGCTTGATCTCGTTCCCACTTCCTTTGCTCTCTTGCAAGGCGTTTGCCGATTGCAGCGTCCAATTCTTCCTGTGTGAAAGTTTTAGATTGCTGTTCTTCAGTTACTTCCGGCGCTTTAACTTCGGGTTCAGGTGCAGCCGTTGCCACCTGTTCCGGCGCGGGGTCAACTACCGCTAGGTTTTCTTCTGACATTTTTGATTCCATAGAATCCCTGGTGAGCGCACCAGTACGTTTTTTGCATTATTCGTATGCTACTGTAAATGCTGCCGATGTCCCGGCCAAAACAATGTATAAACCTTTGTTAAAAAACAATCCCGCAGGAATGTTCAGGTATGTGGTGCCAGCCGACACGCTAAAGGTGTCGGAAATCTTTGGGTCGCTGGTGCTAGACGCTTGCGAATCATAAATGGTTAATGTGCCGCTGCTAGATGCCGACACAAAGATTCCGTACAGTTTACCAGCGCCGACTTTAACTTGCGTGGTAGCTGACAATTGCGTGTAGTTTGCCATGTTATTCCTTATGCCAAAAAGCGTAGTTTATACAGGGTACGCAGATAAATTTCAATGATATTGTCAATCAACTGCTGCAAGGACATATCAGTTCTGTCCACAACTTCATACCGGCATTTCTCAATGTCATCCAATTGACCTTGCAGAAAATCAATGATATTTGCCGTCTTAGTGGCCGAATGCAGCGTAATTGGCCCCATTAAACCATGCCGCCCTTGGTAGGCTTCGGCAAAATCGTCTGCCGCGTCAATGATGCGGTCATAAAAGATGTTCAGCGCAACGTGCTTGGAATAGCTGCGCGTATTCAGATGGACGCTGTGCGCCACATCACGGGCGAGGAATAGCATTCCTACGAAATCTGCTGCTTTGTACATCATTGTGGCATTCCCATCGGTGGCTGTTGCGGTGGCATCTGCGGAGGCGGTTGCATTTCTTGTTGTGGCATTTGCTGTTGTTCCATGCCCTCTTGCGGCATCTCGGGGCCGGTATCCATGTCGCGCCCAGGCATTTCGGACACCAAATCGCCAGAAGTAATCATTCCATGCACGGTGCCAAGCACAATGTCTTGAATCTGCTCTGGCGACATGGATGCTTGCACGGCAGAAATCCGTTGAGTCTCAGCCTGGTATGCCTTGATTTCAGCCTCAAAGTCTTTGCGGTGCATATCCTGCGCCTCAATTGACTTGCCAGCGTTAATAATCATTTGGTGCATTTGCTCCATTTCGTGGCCCATCGCCTGAATCTGCTGCTCGGCGGCCTGTAACTCGGGTGGTTTATCGCCGTCCTGCATTAGCTTGGGGTCAATGGTTTTCGCAAAGCGTTTGGCCATTTCTTGGGCACCAGGCCAATCCATGTTTTTCACAAACAGGTCGCCGGCCACTTGCCATAATTGCGGGTTGCCTTGCAACAACTGCGCCATAGCTTCCAATGCTTCTTGGCGCTTGGTGGCGTAGCCTGGGCCGGTGGTCACCACCACGTCGTACTTGCCGACTGACGGGTTATAAATCTTGTCAATGACGTTGCCCTGTTGGTCAACAATCTTTTTCACCGGCTCTTGCTGAGACGGGTCAATCTTGACCATATCCGTCTCGCCGTCCTCGCCAATGATTCGCGCCACGCGCTGGGTGTCGTAAATCTTGGGAATCAGGTCAACCAACTGGCGGGTGATGTGCCGCACACCCCGGGCAAGGTTGTCGCCAAAATGGTAAGTGCCAACATCGCCCTCACGCTGACGCGCAAGAATCGCTTTACCGCTACGCTCGTTGGATGTCATGCCCAAACTAGCGTTATATTGGCCGGTAGACGATTTAATGTCCTCGGCAGCGCCAGCTTTAGCCTGCAACAACCCGCTGGATGCCATTGGCGGCTGGGCACGCTGTGGCAATGGCAAAACGCTACCAGCGCCGTCGGTTACGTCAGGATTTACCTCTAAATACGGCCAATTTGTCGTGTTTGCAGTTTTCCACTGCGTCTCGTAGCCCTCAAACTGACCGCCATAGCCAATAAATGGCGCTTTTGGAGCCAAAGCCAGCATTTCTGCCTCTTGGGACACCCAATAGTTGTACATTCGTTGCGCGTCTTTGGCATTTCGCACAAGACCTGACACATACAGACGGCCATCGACCTCAAATTCGTTGCCGACAATGCGAACTACGGGTATGTACTTGCCCGCCCATTCGCGTTCTTCAAGGATTTCGTAGCCGTTAATCTTGCAATACTTAATTTTCTGACGGTCAGACTCGCGTTGTTTGACCGGCTTGCCAAAATGGTCTTTTAGCAATTTGTCCTCGGGCGAACCATCAAACGCCGTGACGTTTCCAGGGTACAAGTTCAGCGTTGCGCGGTCATAGTCAACGTAATAATAATCCGCAATGCGGATGGTTTCCTCATTCAGCCATTGCGACAGATTCTGGTCGCCAACGCCAAGCGATTGCAAGGTCGTGATAGGCGCTGAATCAGGATACATCCGTTCGTAATCTTCTTTTGTAACGTCCTCGGTGATAAAACACCATTTGGCATCGGCGCCGCACGGGTCTTGAATTGTCGGATCCATGTAGACGCTGAAACTGTTGCGGATGCGCCCAATCTTGATGTCCTGGTCAAAGGTGTCATCGTCGCAGTATTCGGTCAGGACGCGGATGTAACCTTCGCCGTAGCTGACTTGATTCTCGCAGGCGGTGTCGTAAGCGACATCGGCATCCGAGATGTACTCAATATGCCTAACCATGCCGTTGAAGATTTCGGCAACGTCAATGTCTGCGTCGCTGTCGGCAGGAATAACTTTGCCACTTGGGCGGTTTTGGCGTTGGTCATTGGTCACTTGCCGAACGTGCTGCGGCAGTTTGTTGATGGTCAGGCACGGGCGGGCGTTAATCGTCTGACCTTGCACTGCGCCGCGAGTCGCCAGCACATCGGCAGGCCATTGCCAATGGTTGTCAGGCGAACCGGCGTAAAACTTCAGGTCGTCAATCTCGTCCTCGCGGGACTCGGACAATGCCCCAATGGCCATATCCAAACGGCTGCGGGCAGTCGCCAAAACATCGGATTTGTCGTTCTTTTTGCCACCACCGTTGGCGACATTGCCTACTGCTACCATGCCGGTGTAATCAGCCATTATTTCTTACCTTTTTGCATAGGCGCTGGCTTATTCACTTCGCGCTTAACCGAATATGCAATTGCCACGGCCTGTTTCACCGGCTTACCGGCGGCCACTTCAGCCTTGACATTAGCCCGAAAGGCTTTAGGAGTAGATGACTTGACTAAAGGCATAATTATTTCTTTTTAGCGGGGGCCATTTTCTTCATCTCACGCTTGTCGGCAGATTCTTCGCGTTTGCTACCCTCTTTGCCGTAGGCTTTTTTTTCTACATCTTTTTTGCTTTGTTCAAACGGTTTTTTCGTAGCCATCATTTGCCTTTCTTTGCCGTTTTGGCAGAATTCTTAAAGTCTTGGGCGCTAGGCGCTGCCTTTGTGCCCGGCTTGTTCATCTTCTCTTTACTGCCAGCCGCAATGCGTGCCTGCTTGGCATGAATGTTGGCATAAAGTCCAGGTTTAGTCGCCATGATTAGCACTTCCATCTTTTAAGAGCTGCTTTAGCGCGTTCGCCATCTTTGGCGTTGGCCGCTACAGCACCCATTCTTGCACAAAATGAATCTTTGCGGCCTTGGTCTGCCTTGGTTTTAGGATTTGGGGCTGGCGCTTTTAAGTTACTACCAGTTGCCGCGTTGTACTTCTCGCGGCCCTTGGCCGTTAGGCCAGCACCTTGGGATGTTGGCAGTTTTTCACCACGACCGACACTTAAAGATACTTTTTTCATGCCCCCATCCATGAAGTTGAAACGCTACTTCCCTGCGAGTTTACGCGGCGGGTTGGTTCAGTATACTCGCGGTGCGCCACGGGAAAAGCAAAAGTCACGGCAATCGCGTCTGCCGCGTCAGGTGAAGCCAATCCTCTTGCACGCATCTCTTTTTTCCCTTCTAGGAAAATAGTACCCGACGAATTCGGTTTCTTCATAGGCCCGGTCAAGTCAGCTTTAAGCTGCCTGTCTGTGGGAATACTAGCAGATTTTAACCACGACCGCATATCGTTCCACATTTCGGCACGTTTATTCCCAAACGCAATGGAATGTTTCGCCTTGGAGCCAAAGTTAACGCCCCGCACCTTATACCGCTGCTCGGTCAGCCTATCCAGTATCCCGTAACCCAATCCACCCTCGTCAATCACCGTCATCACAGGCTTATATTCCTCCATCGCCTCAATGACGCGCCCGACAATCGTCATGGTGTCTTCGCCCTGATACCGCTTAATTGCAACAATGTCCCGCCCCTGGCGCACCGCAATCACAGTTGCATCAGCACCACCGCGTGCTGGGTCAACCCCCATCACGATGGGCGCGGATGAATCCTTGTAGCGTGGGCGCTTGGCAGCATCATCTACTAGTGTCCCCGATATAAACTGATCTTCGCCGGCAGACGGGAATTCGCCGTACACCTCAACCTTAGCCTGGGCAGAGTCCTCGCCATACTCGTTGATGATTTGCTCATAAACAGCTTTATCGGTGTCCTCCACCGTCCTAGCATCAACGCAGCGCGTGTTCCAGAAATCCCGTTTGGCGTTAAAGCATTCAAAGAAATAACCTTCATTGCGCCGAGGATTGCTAAACGCAAACCAATACCTGTCGGGCGTGTTTTCCGTAAAGAATCCCGCGCCCACTTCCCAGATCGGATTAGGAATACCGCTGGACTCATCAAAAATAAGCATCATGCCGTCTTGGTTATGTACGCCAGCGTAGGAATCAGGATTCTCCGCAGACCACAGCTTACCCTCGCAGGCCCAGTAGCGCGTGCCCTTCTTCAAATCACGCTCAACCAGTTCCGTCAACCAATTCGCAGGCACTAGCTTGGTGGCGCTTATCTCCCACCAGTGCGAGTTAATCAGCATGGCCGCCCACTTCGTCAACTCTGCCCAGGTGACCGAACGCAGCTGGTTCTCAGAGTTTGCGCTAACCACTACGCTTCCGCCAATGCGCGTTGTCAGCATCCACAGCACCAGCCAGCTAACCAGCGCCGACTTCCCAATCCCGCGCCCAGATGACACCGCCATCCGCACGGTGTCAAAGTTAATCTGACCCTTTTGCTTCTTGATGTGATCCGTGATGTCTCTCAGCACCTCGCGCTGCCACTTGCGCGGGCCGGTGAACCTTTCCAATGGCGTGTTCTTGACACCCCAAGGAAATGCAAACCTTACAAATGCTTCTAGGTCATTGGCAATTGCCGGTGACCATAGTTCCGTCATCAGCTTCTGCTCTTCCTCGCCTTTGTAAATTGGAAGTTGCATTTATCGTCAAGTGGTTGGAGTGGCGCGGTTATAGCATAAAAAAAATAAAAATTGTGCGAAGGGCCACCGTTACTGTGGCCCTTCGCCGCCGGCCCTACCCCCCCCATCGTAGGATTTCCCGAGGCCACGGCCAGCGCGGCCAGGATGACTTAGTTCGTGCAACAAACAAACTATGTCAACCCTGTGGATAACTCAGACGTTGTTGCGTCTCCTCTGACGCAGCAACATCATGCGCGTAACACATTGATTCCATTGGGTATTTTCCACATACAATTTACTTAGTTCAACCGCGCTACTTAATACAGTGTCCATTATGTGAAGTAAAACAGGGTGTTTATGGCCTTGTATGCTTAAACTTTATACAGAATGCCATATTCTGTGGATAACTTTCAGCGTTGGTCTGTTGATAACTTGGGCGTGATGTCCGTAACGTCCATGCCAATCTGGACGCGGGAGCGTGCAGCCTCGAGCGCGTCTAGCACGCTGATGCGGTCATCACGCACGCTAACGTCAATCTTGTCGCCGTAAACGCGAGGGTATAGCTTGGCTGCTACCCATTTGCGTGCGTCCACCTGCAGCCGCTTCTGATTCACCCAGGCGCTAATCTCCACGCCTTGCAGGTGGTCAGGGATAGGCGCGTCCGACAACTCAATGATTTCCTCTGCCAGCCGCGCTGCGCGAATCTTCTTAGCTTTCTCATACGCTTCCTCCAATTCAGGGTTTGCGTCTAGAACACGCTGCGCTTGAGAGTAGCTGATGCCTATGCCTTTAATGGCCGTTGTCAACGATGCGCCAGCACCAACCTTGTCAAAAATATCCTTCCAAATCTCTTTGCTGTAGGTCGGCGGGCGGCCAGCGCCTGGCTTTACGCGCGTAGTTAGCGCACAATCTTGTGCGCTTTCGCCGCCTTCCGCCTTATCAAATGCACTACCGAATGCCACTTTCGCGGTACGTTGTGCTGTTTTTGTTTCCGATTGCCCTGCAAATGACATTTCACCGCTTACCGCCTTGCGCGTGTATTTCCGCTTTGTCCGTGTCAAAGAGTTTGGTTCCTCGGTATGGTTTGCTGATGTCAATGTCGTTCTCCATGTTTTCAAATCCGCTTGATCCTGTAGCCTGCACTGGCACCATTTTGGTTCCAGGCAATGCTGCCTTGATTTCCCGCACCTGCTTAAGCGTCGGCGCGTTCATCACCGTCTCCAACTCCTCCAGCGTCCAGATTGAGCGTGGGCCTGGCTCTTTTTGAAACTGCTCATACCAAATCCTATCCTTGTCCTGCCTGACAACCACCATCAAGCTGCCATCTTGCATCCTATGCTCCATGCAATCAATTTTAGGCATCCTTTCTAACCCTACCCCTTCAGCCCACCGCGTCAACGCCTTATAGGCCGCTACAAGCCCCTTGCTGGCCTTCTCCAACCTTTCCTCATCCCGCGCCTGCACGGCTTCCGCAATCCGTTCCCGCTGCGCTGCAAACTTGCGCCGAAATTCTGCGTCCACCAATTCAAGCACCCGCCCAATCCCGTAAACCTTTTCATGCTCCAGCTTTGCCAGTTCAATGTCCACCACCAACGCCTGATTCCAAACTTGAAACGAATCTGATGGGTAAACATCAGTCTCCAACAATTTCTTTAATGCCATCCTCTAATCCTTCCATAGCCGACTTCAAACCATAGCCAACTTCCAAAATCGCGAGATAGCCGACTAGCCGACTTCATATTGCATTAAGCAATATTATGCAAGTCGGCTATCCGACCACCTATTTCTGGCCGACTTCACGATAGCCAGCTTGCCACAATTTTACAAGTCGGCTATGTTTTTCAAACATTAGTAAATAGCCAACTTGCCATGCTTTGATAGCCAACTTCACAAGTCGGCTATCAGAAAGGTGCCACAAACGGCTCATCTTTGTCCTTATCGTGGTAAATAATCCAGCAATATTCCGCTACATCCGTCTTGTGGTAACCCACCAATTCCTTGGCGAACATCGACTTTTTGCCTTTGTAAAAGTCAGTGTTAATGCTGCTGCTGTCGCCTTTTAGCTTCACGAATTCCTCTTTCCACTCGTTTACGGTCACCGTTTTATGGCGCTCATTCCCCACATTCGTCATATGCCCATTCTTTTCTATCGCCTTGTGGATGGCGTTCAGCGCCACCTGCTGGTTCTCCTGTAGCTTGCGTGGCTTCTCTTGGTGGCTAACTGCTTGACTCTGCATCTGCTGCTGAATAGCCTCATCACTGGCTCTAACGGCCAAGCTGATTTGTGCTTCGCTGATGCCTAACTGGCTAACTTGAATCTCCACCTTCACCATCTCAAAGCCAATCTTCAGCCCGTCTTGGCCATCCTTTTGCTTGCTAATCGTGAGGATGCCGCTGCCAGCTATGGGGCTGGACGGGTTGGGCGTAGCGTCAATCTTCATCAGTTCCAACTGAGTGTCCACGGCTCCGAGTAAGCTGGAATGCCCCCGCAATCCCTTGGTGGCATCCTTTCCACTGTGGTGCAACACCATCATGGCGCAGTTAAGCATCCGCTGAATCCTGCCCGCGTTGTGGATAAAGGCTCCCATGTCCTCGCTATTGTTTTCGTTGCCCCCGCCAAACGCTCTAGCTAGAGTGTCAATCTGGACTAACTCAAACTGGACACCAATACGCTCCACCAAGTCCTTAATGGATAACACCAGCAGGTCAAAGTCCTCGGCGCTACTCCTTAGATTTATCGCGGCCCTGATAACGTAGATTTCGGCTCCAGCAGCAGTGGCGTTGTGCATCTTGCAGGCTTTAATGCGTGCGCCGATGCCGCCAAAGCCTTCGCCGGCAATGTACAAGACAGCACCTGCCGCCTGCACCTCCCGCCCCATCCACGCCCTGCCCGTTGCCACCGCCTCCGCAATGTCCAGCGCGACAAATGACTTGTATGAGCCTGGCGGCCCATACAGGGCGCAAAATGCACGTTTGGGCAGGACGTTATCTATCAGCCACTCTACCGGCTCGTCCTCAATGTCATCCCAGCTTTCAATGTTGAGTAGCTGACGCGGGACTAGGATAGGTGGCTCTTCCTCGGGTAATGCTTGCACTTCCTCAACCGTTTCCCGTGGAACAATCCAATCTGGTGTTTGCACCTGGTCTATGGTGGTAATGACGGGCAGCGCCTTGGCTAACTCTGCCAGCCTGGTGCGGTCACCGCCGTTTGCAACCCACTCGTAAGCATCGTCCCCGAGTTCCGGTAAGTTGAAGTCGAGTACGCGGATTGCCTTGGCGACTGGCAGCAGCGCCTCCACCACCCGCTTGGCGTACTTCCAACCAGGAGCATCGCAGTCGGGAACCACTATCACTACCGCGTTGGTGAAGTATTGGGTAATGTCTGCCGGCCAGTGCCCAGCACCAGCGTGCGACGTTGTGGCAATCGCACCGATGCTGACCAAAGCATCCGCAGCCTTCTCGCCCTCCACCAGGTAGATTGCTCGTCCAGCTTCACGCGCATTGAGTAGTTCCGGTAACCTATAAGGTACTATCCGCGCCCCTGTCATGCTGCCCTTGCGGTTGCCAGCGGCATCCATCTTGTGCAAGCTGTATGTCTTGCCCTTCTCGGTGTTTGTCTTGAACCGGCGCTTTACAAATAGGGTCTCGCCTTGCTCGTCCTTGTACTCCCACTCCTGCTCCAGCATTGGCATAGTCATCAATTCACCTTTAATGAGCTGGAGACTGTACTCCTGGCGCTGAATGCTTGGCAATAGGTTGCGTTCGCGTACTGCGTCAAACACACTGTGCTGGTCGCAGCCACCGTGGCAATGAAATAATAATTTTCCATTGTCTTCCTTGATGGATAAGCTGGGGTTTTTGTCCCCGTTGCCTCTGCCGTGGCCAGCCACAGGGCAACTCGCAAGCCAGTTCCCGTTCACTTGCTTGGCGTTTCCCAGGGATTTGGCTATTGTTTCAGTGTCCATGTTTTTGTTCTCAATTTTTAGAGGAAAAAAAACCGGTGGGGATCAGCCACCGGCCACCAGATTACTGGTTAAAAGAACTCTTCGTCATCCATCACGGGTGCAGGCGCAGGCTTACTAGCCTTGCGTACAGGCGCTGGTGTTGGCTCCGGCTCAAACTCGTCAGCACCATCCGCGTTCATACCAGCGGGACGCGCAACCCACGACACCAACTTGAAATTCGGAACTCGCGTGTTGCCCTTGCCAACCTTCTCGGCGGTGCTGTTAACGTACTCAATGATGGGCAGCTTGCCGTAGTTATCATCAACAGCTTTTGCGGCCTCAGAATAGATTTTCTCAAATCCTTTACATGGCCCGTAAGCGTTGGCGCTCCAATCGACAAGGCCGAGTTCCTTTGAGTACAGGGTCACGACGAATCCGCGCTTATACCCCTCACCAGGTGATTGGCTTTTCGCTCCAAGCACCTCATCCGGCTGCCAATCGCGTACACCAGCACCAATCATCAGCCAGCCTGTCTGCACGCTATCCAAGTCCATGACCACTTTCTTGAGTTGGATTTCCTCGCCATCGCGGTTAGTCCAGGCGTTAGCCTGCGGTGCAAAGCGGATGTAGCTGTTACCACTACCGTTGTTGTTTGAAAGATTTAGCATTTCAGTTTCCTAAAGTTACAGGCTTGCGCCTAATGTTAGATAGCAGAGAATTCCACCATCTTTGCCAGAGTCAGCCCACTTGAGACCTTCTCTGTCAAATCGTCGAGCAGATGCCGGTCATTTTTGCTCAATAATTTCTCAGCTTGCGCTGGCGTGATTGGCTCACTTTTGTACAACTTGGCGGTTTCAATTGGCAAGTCGCTGATGTCAATGTCTGCTTTCCACTTGCGGATGGCACGCTTTGGAACCAAATGCCAGCCTGGTACTGTTGTACCACCCGCCAATCGCATAGTCGCATGGCCACGCAGTTCTTCGTAGAAACCTTCCACTAAGTCGGCCTGCTCCAACCAGTAAGCAATCTCATCTTCTGTCAGTTCCTTTGTCACCTTAATGGGCACCGCTGCCGCCTTCTCTTTGAGAGCTGGGCAATACAACTTCGCTGGGCAATACTTGCAGGCGTTAGTGGATGGAGTAGGATAGGTGTCAGGGTTGTATGCCTTCTCAATGGCAGGCATTACTACGTCTTGTTCCCATGCCAGCAAGTCTGCCAGCAACATCTCATGCGTGCGGTTAGCGCCCGTTTGCGGCTGCACAATGGTCAGTTTAACGCGCTGAAAGTCACCCATCAACTTGATTGCACCGAGAGCGTACAGCTTCATCTGTGAACTGTCAGCGTCAACGTAATTACGCCCCGTTTTGAGATCCGCAATCTCCAAGTAATTGCCCTCGTTGTCCCAGGCCACAACGTCAGCAGTGCCTGCACAGTTTGCTTTCTTAGTGTCAAGGATAGATAGGTGCTCCTCAACCGTCACGTTATCGTAGTTCGCTTTCAGTTCCTTGATGGTGTCAAGGTGCAACTGCGCGAACTCAGCGTTCTCCTGCGTGATAGTGATGCCTTCAACGATTGACCCAACATGATTGGCCGGCAGGTCACCTGATAACCAGCATATTTCTGCCAAGGCATGAATGGCCGTACCAATTTGCGCGGCTTCACCTGATGGCGAGTCAGGTATTCCCTCGGACAGTCTTACGCTTGCAGGGCAAGCCAACCAACGTGATGCTGCTGACGGCCTCAGTTTGATACGTTCCATTTTTCTCTCTCTCTTTCGTGGTCATTTGAAATGATTACATATGCCTGCTTGCGTACTTCGGCGGTGACCGCGTGACCCATGTCATCAGGGTCTAGCAGGCGCTTGAGCAGGACAGTCTTGTCGCGTGATGATTCGCGCTCCTTCTCTAGCTGAGTGCCCAGCCAGATAATGTGTTCGCGCATGGTTTTGAGTTGGTCAAGCATTGCGTGTGATGTACCAGTAAGCGATAAGGGCAGCGTCTGCGCGGCCATCGTCCTTCGCACGCTTGAACAGGTCTGCGCGTGTCGGGAAGAGTTCCATCGCACGCATACGGCTGGCATCCTTGCCCGCAGCGCGGCCTACTCCCTTAGTCCAGGTCTGCGGCGTGACATAGGTATATGGACGCTGTAAAGCGGCCACAACGCCCTCTATAATGCCTGCGCTGCGCCCAAAGTTAAACATGGAAACTGACCCGTTCCCAGGGAGTGCGCCAACCTTTTCGATGACGATGTGCGTTTGCGCGTCTTTTACAAAATGTGTATAAGTTTCTAAAATACTGCACAATCCAATGGCAGAAATGTGGCTCTTCATGGTCTTGCCTGATGCTATCTTTAGCGTAGGCATATCCACTACACAGTCCAGCACTCCATCCTCAAAGATTGCAATGGCTCCGCTAATTCCTGGGTCGATGCCGATGACAAAACTCATTGCTCACGCTCCTTTTGTAGCTGCGCCAGCCTGGCTTCCACCAGGGCATCGCAAGCCTCTTGCAGATTGATAACTGCCGAGTAGAGTGGAACGACCTTGCCGGTGCTCCAGCGGCTCACCTGGGCCTTGTCAATGCCTGCCGCGTAGGCGACATCGGACAAAGTAAACCCTGACCTCTTCGCTTTCTCGCGGATGGCCCTAATGGCAGTTTGTGTGGTCGTTTCCATGATTAGATTATCATCTCCTTGTTGATGCATTTTACACCAAAATGTCTAGGTGTTTTCCCTAATGCAATTCGCAACTGATGTTTGTGATGTAGCTGTCAACTATCATATGATGCGTCTGTCATCAACCACTAGGAACAACATGAAACTTACAGACCGTCAACGCAGCCAGCTACGCGCTGCTGCCGTATTCGGAGGCGACCACGTTGGCAAGGTTGCCGCCGCCTTACAGTTGGAGAATCCAGAAGCATTTTGGCAGGAGCGCGAGTTGCACCAACGCAATTTTTGGCATGAACCAATGTCCTATGGGTTTACATTGCCGCACCGCAGCTTTGTACATAAGTATGTGCCTGGACGCAAATCCGAGTACAGCTTGGAGCAACGTCAGATCATGGCGCAGAACCACCATTTAACCATTACCCGCCAGATTGGAGTTGGAGAATGAAAAAACTTATTTTTGATGCGTTGCTGTCAATGGCTATCTTTGCCGGCCTGTTTTATGTTCTTAACAAATGGTGGTTTGCATGAATCCTTTAGAAATTGAAATCAACCGCACTGTGTTTGCGCACCTGCCAGCCGTTGGCGACTTTGGCATCCTGTCACGCGGTGACTTAGCCACTGTCCTGCACACCGCTTGCACTGAGGCTGCACTTGCCGGCTGGGCGCGTGGCGCCGAGTCTGTTGAAAAACGCTTGGTGGCCGAGTTGGAGATTCTGCGCGGTGAACTGAAGTCCTTGCAGACCGAGTTGCTGTGGGAGCAAACAAAGTGATAAAGCTACTTGCAAACGTCTTTATGTTTATTGGCCTATGGGCCACCACAATGGCCGGATTCTTTTGGATTAGCTACGCCACCTACAAACCCCATTGCCGCACTGTCGCGGCCCTGTTTACGGAGAACTGCAAATGATTGAGACTATCAAGCAATTACTGGCTACGCCAACCCCGTTAGAGATGGCGGCACGGGAATTGGTGGAGGCCCAGCGTTCCAAGTTGGAGGCTGAGAGCGCCAGGGAGTACGCCTACCACATGGTGCGCTACAACGACGACCGCATCAACCGGCTGCGGGAAAGGCTGGACGAACTCAAAGGAGAGCAAACATGAAACCCGATGACGATGATGATGAAATGTTAGTCAGTATGTTGTTTACAGCGTTCGCCATACTTGTTGTGGCGTTTGTGGTGGTTGGTGTGGGCATAACCCTATGGAGTTTTTTATGAAAGATGCTGAAGACGAAGCGTTCGACGAATTGGCAAAGCGGCAGGGTGCGTGGGGCGGTGGGTTTAATGCCAAACGTAAAGCGGCTGCGGATAAGTTGCAGGAGCCTGTGGCGTGCGTAATGGGAACGTATGGCGGTATGTTTGTAGTTGCGCCGTTAAACCCCGCAGCAATTTTGCCGGTTGGCGTGGCGCTTTACACCAGCCCAACAAAGAGCGAATGGGCAGGGCTGACGTTAGATGAGATTGAAGAACTATTCCAAAGCGCGGCGGGCGCAGACGAAGAAACAGATATTCGCTTTGCCCGCTTAATTGAAGCCAAACTCAAGGATAAGAACACATGACTAAAGACGAAGCACTAACGCTTGATGCTTTGAAATATGCTGCCAGTAGGGGCGACGGGCGCATTGTGCAAGAGATGAAAATTGCCCCATTTACTATCAAAAAAGCCTTGGCACAGCCAGAGCCTGAGATGCTGATTATTGCATATCAGTCTGGTTATTACGACGGCAAGAAGGCGGCACTGGCCGCACGCGAGTGGAACTTCTGCGAACGCTGCGGTAAGCGCACAAAAGACCTGACCGTCCACACTTGCACGCCACCACAGGGGGACGCATGATCTGCCCGCAATGCAACGCCTGGACTCGCACGCTTGAGACGCGGCACAAATACGACAATGAAGTCTACCGGCGCTATGAGTGCGCCAACGGCCACCGATTTTCAACGATGGAAAGTGTGAAACTAAAAGAGGTGAAAAATGCAGATAACAGCGACATTCCAGGACAAAGAGGAGGCCATAAAGGCAATTTACTCGGATTACGCTTGGCAAGCATTGCATGAAATCAATGAGGTGCTACGCCAAAATAGAAAACACGGTTTGCCTTGTGAGCAAGCCGTGTTTCAGATACAAGCATCGGTAAACAATGCCCTGGTGATGATTTACCCAGATTAGGCAGTTTTTTCTTTTTCTTCCTCGTCGTCGTACTCTTCTTCGTCGTCGCCCCAATCAGCCTCGTCATCTTCAATTAGCAACCACTCGCCGGTTTCCTCATTGAGCCAGTACCATGCGTCATATTCGCAGTCGTACCAGCAATAGCAATCATAGTCCTCGTCGTACTCGTACTCTTCGCCTTCTTCAAAATAATCAAAAACCGAATCAAGTTCCTCGTCGTTTTCTATTTCGACAGGGTTGTTGACAATGAATGTGAGATGAAACATAAAAACTCCTAAACGTTGATGATTTGACCGCGAAACTCTACCTGTCCATCAGCCCACTTATGAACCAACTCAGGCCACAAAATCCTACCATCCTTGAATGTCAAGACGGCAAACCCAGACCTGTGGTTTAATGGATTCCCTTCGCCATAATCAAATTGCGGGCCGTAGGGTTCGGCAAGTGTTCCAGTGTCTACCCCATAACGGTTGCCGTTGTAATCAGCAAATGGCGTTACCTTCAAAGAGTGCAGATGGCCAGTGACAATGCTGATGCCAGCATTGACTGTATTGTTGTGCGCGGCGTGAATGCCAGATCGGAATCTGTGTTTGATGATGCAGTCTTTGGTAGGCCATACAGACCAAGCAAAATCCCAGGCTGGCAGATGGTCTTGCAGCTTGAATCCATACACTTCTTTGTATTGCGGAGCTTGGGATGCCAGCTTGTTTGCAAAACGCGAATCGTGATTGCCCCAAGTAAACAACAGCTTGCAATTGTGTCGTGCAGCTTTGGCCGTTTCCTCAATCTCGCCAAGATGCGTCTGGACAGCCTTCAGTTCTTCTATTACAGATGGAGTTTTAGACCAACCCAGCGGGTCGTGCCTGCTGATAGTGGCCCCGTCAAATGCATCACCGTTGGAAATAACGGCGTGCGGCTTCAGTTCCTTGATTGCCCACAGCAGACCTTTGTAGGCGGTGGTGTACTCGCCAGGCCAGAAGTGCGCGTCGCTAAAAACGATTATGGTCTGGTCCAGTACGCCGAGTTCAATTTTGTTCAGCGAGGTCTGAATTGGCTGGAACTGAGAGTATTTCTTTGCCCTATCGTCAAAGCTAATCAAAGGCTGGTTTGTTTCTTTTTCAATTCTTCGCCTACGATTAAGGACAGAACGTTCAGAAACGTCTAAGTGCTTTGCTACTAATCCAGCAGAACCATATCGGCTCCAAATATTGATAAATTCTTCTCGGGAAACTTTAGGTTGCATGGTGACTCCACAAAGTTGCGTGGAATCTATCACATAGCTATTGCAACATTACGCTATTGTTGCGCCAGTTTGGAGTTGGGCAATGGTTAAGCCCCCGGTGTATTGAAAATGCGGAAACTCTTTGAACGTCTTCCAATCGCCAGCCCACTCTAGGCCGCAAGCCTTACCGATCTCGCCGATTTGTTTCCAGACGGCTTGATCGTCCCAAATGGCTTTACCGTTGACTAGCGGCACGACATCCAAGGCGCAGCGGTGGTTGTGCCATGACTGCCCCGCCTTGGCTCTGGTAACTATGTTGCCAGGGGCTGTGCGGCCTTGGGCGTATAGCGCGTTTTGGCTGTCGCTGTCTCGGTAGGTGGAGGTCACCAGCAAGTCAATACCCTTGGCCTTGGCGGCTTCCACAAACGCTTGTGCCCGCTGTTTAACGGGCGGTGCTAGGTCATCTAAACTGCGGGAGTTAATCATTTGGCGGCAACTCCGTTGATTTTCTCAGCGGTGCGCATACCAGACAAGCCCAGCATTCCTAACATTAGGGGCATCATGGTTCCCATATCCATTTGAGGGAACTTTACAGGGTGACCATAGAGCGCACTGCCCCACTCAGCAATAGGGCCAATAACGAATTGCACAGCAAAGCCTGCACCGCAAACCCAACCAATACCGGGTCGCCAGCCAGATACAAAAATGCTGGGGTTTGCTGCCTCTGCTTTATTGATGTCCAGTTGGCCTGCAATGATGGATAGCTCACCGGACTGTTGCAACTTGAACAGTTCCATTTTTGCAGCCGCAGCTTGCACAGGGTCAGGCCACAGCCTGTCCATTACCTTCCCACCAATGTCAAGCAGTGCGGATACGGGGTCAAGTGCCATTTGTTTCTCCTACTTTGATTTCGTCCATGTGGCTACCGACCTTCAGGCCAGACAACCAACCAATGAGTCCACCTACGATGGTCTGGAACGCGGGGCCGATAATTTCAAAAATCTTGGTGTTGTCTACTTCCTTGACAAACAACCCATGCACCAACGCACCGATAAGGACGACAACCACAGAACAAAGCGTGGCGGTCACCATCATGGTGACCATGTAAATGAGCCTGTCTTTCGGTTCCATCACTTTGCCCTTTCGTACAACTGCTCAATTTTTGAGCGGATTTTTACGCTGTCGGCAGACCCCATTATTGTCGCCAAGTTAGCGTAAATCAGCGTTAACTGCTCCTTGGTACACACTGGGCCGGACTCGTCTAGCCAGTCCAAAATTTTGTTTGTGCGTTCCTTGGGGTCATGGCTGGAGTAGGCTATGTTTACAAACTCAGATACGCTGCACTCACGCTTGACCGTTGCGCCGTAGACCAGCGACAAGATGAATAGCGGAATGAGCCAGCGCACATTTACAACCCCAGCAGCTTCTTGGCAAATTCAACAGCAACGCCCGGGCCGAGGAGCACCGCAGCAATTACCACATAGAGCAAATACTCAATCTTGGTCATTCGCTTGTCGCCCTTGGCAAAGCTGGATTGAATGTTTTCATACCGCGAGGCGCATACCGCCTCATGCACACTCAGGCGCTTGTCGGTATCGGTGGCAAGTTCGTGGGTATCGTCGCTCATGGTTTATTCATACAGAATGTTGACGGAGCCAGCGTCAAAGGTGTCAGTGCCGCTTGATGTGGTAAGCCGTATTGCAGTTAACACCCCGCCAGTAATAGTTTTTGAACCAGCAGACATAATAATTGAATTGTTTCCATTTTTACTTGTGACTCCAAATGTTGTCCAAGTATTTCCAGATACATTTGTTAATACAATAGTTCCAGATATAGTATCCGCAACTGCGGTTAAACCATTACTGTAACAAAATGCTGTAGTTATATTTGTAGCAAATAAAGCACTTGGCGTAGAGTTAGTCCCGCCCGCATTACCTGTGTACCCAGTATTTTCAAAAGTTGGCGTTGCACCATACCCAAGCTGGTAGATAAGACTTGGCGTTGTTGAACTTATTGATATAGCATTAAGCATCACGGTGATGCGCTTGACCCATGAAGGTATGCTGGTGAAGTCCACATTGGTTTGCGTGGTCAGGGTGACCGCAGTCCCCGATGTCAAATAGCTTGCGCCAGCGACGAGTCCAGAGCCAAGCGTCTTGTTCGTCAGCGTCTGCGTGTCAGTCGTACCGACCACAGCACCGGCAGGGTTGCCAACGCCACCAGCAGGGAATGTGACCCCAGATGTTCCGCTAATTGTGGTTGCCATAGTTATCCTTTAGGCCCATGAGCCGACGTTGGTGGCGCTACCAGATGCGCCAATTGGGTAAATTTTCATGTAGCTATTTGTAGTTGTTGTGTACGCCCCACCCGGAGCGACTGATAACGTGTATTGCGGAATGAACGTACCGCCAGCATTGATGGAAACCATGCCAGCGCAAAAAATGCTGTTGTACAAATTAGTACCTCCAACGGTGGTTAGTGTAGTTGCACTTGCAGTTTGAATAAAACCGTTAGAGCCATTCCCCGAATTAAACTGCACGAAAGATGTTCCGCTAGCGTTGAGCAAAACATCGTATGCAATGCTGTTCAAAGTTGCAGTTCCACCAAATCCAATTTGAAATGCATGGCTAGTTGCACCTGCGGTCTTAGAAAATGCTGCAACCATTTCAAACGCATACACCGTGCTTGCAGAAAGTGTTACGCCAACACCCAATATGCTTTGGGCTGTAGTGACATTAGCGCCA